GCTTCTTTAACGCATACCTTGCCACCCACGCGCCCGAAACAATCGGGGCAACCTTATCAGGCGACAATGCCCACAACTCTGTTGTGCGTCCGCCAGTAATAACTTTCTTGGTGTAGGCGTTTCCACTAAGTAAAAGCCACTGAACAAGCAATGCGTAAAATTCTTGACGTGGTATTTCAGGGTTGGGGCGAGCGAGCAAATCTGTGACGTTGTGTTTATCGACTCGATTTCCGTCTCGGTCAACAACAAAGAACGGCACAGAGGATGCCGCGTTGGATATTATGTTGGTGGCACGAAAAACCCAGCCGCTTGCAACATAACCCTCTTGCACAGCTTTGCCAACCTTCCAATTTGACCATTGAGGTTCATCAGGGCGTGCAAATGAAAACTTGGCTTGCGCGTTCTTGGCGTTTCGGCGGTTCATATCGCGAAACAATACCCATCAACAAGTCGACTGTGTACTCCGCCGCGTTCTTACCATCCGACAAATATTTCAGTGGTGTCGTTCCTCATCCACCGCAATGCTTGTGACATGCTGTCTACTTGGTCGTCATGCTTTCCGCGTGGGAACACTACAAGCTCTGATTCGAGTTCTGATAGCCAGTTTGCGTCATAGGGAAAAAACACACGACCCGATTCAAACAAAGATGAAACGGTGCTTGCCCTTGTTTCCTTATCATCTTTGACAGTAATTGCAATCACTGGATGCCGTGTTTCATTGGTTAGCTCTTGAATCAAGCTTTGCCCACTCGCTTTATCTTCAATCAATAAAGCATCAGGCTTCCATTCGTCCGCCATGCTTATGATTGCACGTTTTAGGTCGGGATATTCGAGCCGTTTAACAAACGTGTGGAGAAGATAGTATCCATTGTCGGTCTCCGCCCATGTGGTGCAAGCGGATGGGTCGTTGATTTGCTTGGCTTTGTAGGCTGTGTCCCAACTCTGAACGATGCGAATCACATCATCGCGCTTGGGCTTGTTCGTATAGCGTGAAATCCAGTGCTTCTTAAACATACCGCCCTCTTTGGGTGTTGGGGTCTGCATGTATTGACCTGCAAAAGTGTATGGGTCGGCGTTTTCCATGCGGTGCAATGTTTCTCTGTCGTGCTTATCTGCCCACAATGGCTTATCGTCATCGTCAAGCACTGGAAGGCAAAGATGCTCCCATTCCTCGCCGTTGCCGCCATTCAATAGCCAACCGCTTAAATCATCTTCATGCAGCCGTTGCATAATCACGACAATAGGCGTGTCAGGACTGTTCAATCGGCTTTCCATTGTCGACTGAAACCATGCAATCACATTTTGACGGCGCACGTCTGAAAGAGCCTCGCCAGCCTTGTGTGGGTCATCAATCAAAATGCAGCCTGCGAATCCACCGCGCAACTTGCCTGCGCCATAGCCTGTAATCGTTCCCTCCGCCCCTGTCGCATACACCACGCCGCCTTGTGTTGTTCTGAACTCATCTTTGGCTTTGGAGTCGTCCTTTAGTTTTACGTTGGGGAATGTGGCTTGGTAAGCTTCTGACATCATCAATGCCCTTGTGTTGTAAGCATTGTTGGTTGCCAAGCGTTTGGAGTATGACGCATGGATAAACTCGGAATCAGGAAACAAACCCAACGTCCATGCCATGAAGTTGACCACTGCGATTTCCGTTTTTGAATAGCGTGGTGGGATATTGATAATCAGACGCTTTGTCTTGCCAATCACCACCTTTTCCAAAGCGTCACAAATCAACTTTTGATGATGGTTGTACAACCACGGCTTACCTTCAAGCTCAAACATGGCTTGGCAGAAGATTAAAAAATCCCCATGCAAGGCTTTGCGTGATTCTTGACTGATATTCACGATTGACAAAAGGCAATCATTGCCCTATGGTTCACTTCATGCCAACGATTAAACGCTTTCATCACTTCAATATCTGCATGTACTTTGATGACCATGGTGTGCCTCATTTTCATATTGTGTCCGCCGATGGTAATGCATCCATTGCTATTGATACGCTTGAAGTACTGGCAGGGAATATACAAGCATCAAGCTTGAAAGAAGCTAGAGCATGGGCAAAAGACAATAAGCATGTACTCAACAAAGCATGGAAGGAGTTATCCACATGAATAAAGTGAAAATCAAAGCAGTCATCCCACTTTTTGAAGATGGGCAAGCCATCCATATCACATGGGAAGATGGAAAAAAATCCACCGTTAAACTTGCAGGTGTGATTGCTCGACATCAAGGCATGCAGCCGTTGATGGATGAAGCCATATTTAACACGGTTCAAGTTGCAGATTGGGGCTGGGCGATTGCCTGGGGAGATACCATTGATATGGGTACGGCACGCCTTCGAGAATTGGCAGATGAACAGCAAAAACAATACAGACAAACATTCCAACAGTGGCGGAGAAACCATGCCCTGACCTATGATAAGGCTGCGATTGCCCTTGGCATAAGCCGTAGATCCATCGGACTCTATGAAAACGGCAAGCAACCTGTGCCAAAACATATCGCACTTGCCTGCAAAGGATGGGATGCTGAACATCATTGATGTTTCTCCTTCAGACGCTTAACAACACTGTCGGCATCGGTTGATACGTTGTTCTGAATATTGACCTGCGTTTGTGGCATCTTACCCATGATGCCATCTTTGTTTCGGTTGGTGATTTGGGAGTGGATATTCAGGTCTTGAAGCTCTGCACTCGCGTCTTTCGCTTTCAAAATCTGATTGGCAAGGTTCTGATTGTACTCAATGGAATCTGTGAATAAGCCTTCCAAACGCATGCGTCGGTCAACTTCCTTCTCAATAGCAATTACAACATTACTATCAAGTGTTGTAGTCCTTTCCGCTATATCTCCCAAAGCTTTAGCTGCACTTATTTTGTCACCAATAATCTGTTGTACTTTCTCACGCTGCCAGTTGTACTTTTTTGACCTTTTCGAGATATTCCCCCTGTCTGCACCATACTTGCTAGAAAGCTCTGATAAAGTCATGCCCTTCACTTCATAATCAACGCGCAAAGCTTCCCATTGCTCTTTCGACAATCTAGCCACAATGAAGCCCCCAAGCGTCGTTATTTTCTTTCATGCCTTAATTCCACCTCTCTCATTCTATTTTGTACCGTCTTTAACGTGATACGGAATAAATCTGCGGCACATTCCGCATCTAGCTCACCGCTCTTGATCGCATCTGCAAGAATCATCGCTTCAATTTGCCGCTGAATCTCAAGCCCTCTTGGTATTTTAATCCTTCCCCCATGAAACTCACTGCACATTTTAATATAGGCTTCCTGACCAAATACACGGATCACATCATCCATGTGCTTGCGTCGCTCATGAATATTCTTAGGGAAAGAAAGCTCAACCACCCCAAACTGTCTTGCAAAGAGATAAGCGTTATACAAACCACCTATCTCAATCACTCTTAAAAAATCGTGTGAGTAACATGACAAATCAAAATCATTCACCGATTTGGTGAGCAGATAGCTCTCAACTGTTTTCATATTACCGTCGCAATAAACACCTCAACTCGTGGATCTTCTTTATCAACTCCACCACGGTATTGGTGCAACACATCAATTTGTTCGTCGTTATCAAACAACACGCCCTCAAGCGCATCTGAAAGCAATTTTTCTCTATTCCCTATATCTGCCTTGCGCTTACTTTGGAAAAAATACCTGTATGACACCTCAAGTCGTGCATCTCCAAACGATTTAGCGCGGCTTAAAAGCGTTTTGACCGCTTGTTTGTACTCTCGCCCATCTTTTGAAAGCAACGTCCTTGCATGCCCTTTAATGACAACATTTCGATATGCCCGATTCACGCTCGGAGGAAGCGGCAATGTGATTGCAATATTCAGTGGATTATCCATCGACTTTCACCAAATCGCTTGCATCTTCATACCTGCGCCATTCTTTCTTGTGTTGGTCGATGCGCTCAACTGAAATGCGATCCCCCATGACACCCACAACATGAAGCTTCAATTTTTGGTAGCGTTTATCCTTCAGTCTGACTTCATCGCCAAGTTGCAATAAATTACCCATGAACTACTGCCTCCCTTTCAGTTTTCTTGACATGTGTAGCTTATAAGCCACACTTAACACATGAGATACAACATCATCAGCACGGAAACCTTCGATAAATGGCTTCGTAAGCTGCGTGACCGTCAAGCTGTTATGGCGATTGCGAACAGAATCACCCGCGCTACAGCTGGAAACCTTGGTGATGTGAAGCCTGTTGGCGGCGGCGTGTCTGAAATGCGTATCTTTGTGGGTAAGGGCTACCGTGTTTATTTTTGCATGCGTGGTGCAGAACTGGTGCTTTTGCTTTGCGGCGGTGATAAATCCACCCAACAAAGCGATATTGAGAAAGCCAAAGCAATGACAAAGGAGATGTAAGCCATGAAAACAACACCATTCAACCCTGC